TAACAATCCTCATTTCCTACGTTCAGGTCCTGGCGGAGTAAGTAGCAAAGGAAGCACAGGTCCAGTTCCAACTGGCGGTGTAGATATTGCCGCATTAGACTTAACAAACCCTGCCGATAGAGAAGTTTATAAGAAACTTAAGGCAGAAGGTAAAATATAACACATAGTAAAGGAGCCAAACAATGGCAAACTCAGCATATGGTTCAGGTATTAACCTTGACGCATTAATGGTAAACACAAAAGCAGCAACAGTATTTGCAGCACACGAATCATCACTATTCCTAAGTGGTGGTCTTATTCCAGCAGTAACAGTTCCTGCAGGATCAATGGTTGCACAAGTTCCAGTATTAGGTTCAGTAGCAGCAACAAAAATCGGCGCAGAAGCAACACCTGGTGCAGACCTTGATTCAGTTCTTCCAAGTGACACAAAAGTAAACATCAACGTTGACCTACACGCAGCACGCACAGTGTTACGTGATCTTGGTGGCGCAGATGCAAATGATCTTGGTCGTCAACTTGGTGCAGCAGTATCAAAATCATTTGATACAGACGTTGCAACAGCAATGGGTGGTTTAACTGCACAAGAAGCAACAAGTGCACTTGACCTAGAAGAAATCTTTAAAGCAATCGCAACTATCCGCGGTGCAGGTGAAACTGGCCAGTTAACTGGTATCGTATCAACAGGTTCATATGCAGCATTAATGAATGCAATCGGATCAACAGCATATGCAGGTGGTGATTTCCAAACTGAAGCACTACGTAATGGCTTTGTTGGTTCAATCGCTGGTGTACAAATGTTTGTAAGTTCATACTTGAATGACACAAACACAGGCGCAACTAATGCACAGTGTGCAATCTTTGGTGCAGACGCAATGCGTATCGCAATGCAGAAAAACGTTGACTTAGAAATCGAACGCCGTGCAGCAGCAGTTGGTTTCGATATCGTTAGTTCATTACACGCTGGTGTGGGTGTTGTAGACGCAACACGTGGTGTTCTAATCGCAGACCAAGTATAATAGTTAAGTAGGAGAAAGCAATGGCGGTATTCGCAACAGACGCAGATTTAGAAACAATCATACCCGATATCTTTAATCATGGTATGGATACATTCACCGGTGAACTCAACCGTGGAAGTTCTGATGTGGCTCGCCGTATCAAAACAGAATGGTGGAACGTAGAACATGATCCTGCACAATATGATCCTGATCTATTAATCGCTGATGAATGGAAGATGACAACTGTGTATTATACACTGGCGCAATACATCTTGCCATTGCTTTCTAACTTTCAGGAAGATGATACTTTCCAAAGACAAATGTTATTTTACAAAGAACGTTATCAAGAAGAGTTCCTAGCGGCAGCCGCTGCTGGTATCTCTTATGATGCCAATACAGATGGTGTATACGAAACTAGTGAAATAGATTATGTCGATGCGGGTAGATTAGTAAGATGAACTCAAATCGTAAACTCATATTAGAAAATATAGTCCAAGATTTGCGTAGTATTACTAACCCAAAGTTGGGTAAGATATCAACTCGACCGGAAGACTTCACCAGACTTGCCCGAACAGCATTTCCATTTGTTCAAGTGGAAATCACAGATGAATCTAAAGAAGATATTGCGATGGAGTGGAGATTATCTACTCTGACTATAGCAATAACTGTTCATCTAGATGGTAAGTCACGCACGGAGAAAACTCAGTCACAACTCGCAGGCATCATAGATGCTATAGAAACTGTGATAGAACGAGATAGAACCCGTGGTGGAGTAGCACAACTAACAGAACTATTAGAAATAGGGGATATGCAGGAAACTGGGTATCCCACAGTCGCACAAACTCTGAGTATAGGTGTACAATACACTTATTCTCGTGGAAATACATAACAAGGAGACCAGAGATGGCAGATGTAAACAAACTACACAGTGGTTCAACTGGTATCGTCTATATCGGCACTACAGCGGTTGCGTCAATCAGAAGTTTCTCACTAGAAGAAACACAAGAAACTATTGATGCTACAACTATGAATGTCGGCGGCGTTGCATACAGAACAAACCTACCAACCTTCAAATCATGGAGTGGATCGATTGATGTCTTTTGGACAACAGTTGATGACGATACAGCACCTAATGGAATGGCTGATGCTAACACATTACTCGTTCCAGGCTCAACAGAAGTAACTATTCACTTCTGGCCAGTAGGTGATGATCAATACGAACTAGGCTTCCAAGGCCCAGCACTTATCACAGGTCGCACAATCTCATCATCAGTAGATGGTATGGTTGAAGCAGCGATTACTGTTATCGGAACTGGACCAGTTGTCGAGCAAGTAGCACCATAATGATCAAGACCGGTATCAGCAAACTAACATTCAAACCCGGAGATATCTCAAAAGATATCAAACGTGAAAGTCAGAGATTTATCGCAGCAGTGATGCATGATGTTAAAGAAGTGGCAGAAGAAGTTACACCAGTTGATACCGGTCAAGCACGTCGAGGCTGGAGGAACACCAAGAAAGGTGTTCTAAATAATGTAGATCATATCACTCCACTAGAAGATGGGTGGAGCAGACAGGCACCAACCGGCATTGGTCGTCCTGTTATTAAAGAAATAAATCGCCGATATAGAAAAGGAAAATACGATGAATAGCAAAGATGTAATGGGTAAAATCCGCACACATTACCGTGAGACAATCTCAGGTGAACTAAAGCCCATAGAAGTGCCAGAATGGGATCTAACGTTTTACTACAAACGTGGCACTAACTTTACAATGGAATCAAAGGTAATGGAACTTCAGAACTCAGGTAAAACTGCTGAAGCACTGATACAAGTGTTAATCAATCGTTTGTTAGATGAAGATGGTAAGCGTGTATTCAATGAGCACAACAAAGTTGAACTTATGAGGAGTGCAGATCCCAAAGTATTATTAAGTATCGTTACTCAAATCAATGATGATGACGATACAGTATCAGTAGAGGATGCAGAAAAAAACTAACCGCAGACCCTCATCTTTGGACACTGTATTATATCGCTTATAATCTGGGATACAAGATGGACTATATGGTCAATATGCCACAAACAGAGGTAGCATATTGGGTCGCATTCTTAAAAGATATCAACAAAAAGGAAAGCGGGACCCCCAAGCCTAACGGTAAAGTTAGGTTCTAATAGGAGAAGCCAATGGCAAATGTCTATGGACTAATATTCGAGATTGAAGACCGCACCAAGCGCGGCACAAGTAGTATCAATCGTGGATTAGATTCAATCAATAAACGAGCAAACTCAGTAAAATCAGCACTGGGTGGTATAGGTTCAGTAGCAGGCAAAGCAGCCAGCGCATTTGGTAAAACAGCAGTAGCGGCTACGGCCGCTGCAACTGCATTTGGGTTCCTTGCAAAAAAGAACCTAGATGCATTAGATGCATTGGGTAAAACAGCAACTAAACTGGGTGTATCAACACAGTTCCTGAGTGAGTTTAGTTTTGTAGCCAACCAAGCAGGCTTATCAACTGATCAGTTCCAAACTGGTCTACAACGTTTTATTCGCAGATTGGGTCAAGCACAACAAGGCAGTGGTGAACTACTAAAGCCACTAAAAGCACTTGGCATCAATATGAAAGACTCAAATGGTAACTTCCGCGAAGGCACAGAAGTATTCCAGGAGTTCTTAACAAAACTAGATGGTACTTCCAACAATGCACAAAAACTAGCACTTGCAATGGGTGCATTTGATACAGAAGGTGTTGCCTTTATTAACATCGCTAGTCTAGGTGCCACGGAAATAGCAAAACTACGCCGTGAAGTAGAACTTGCAGGTGGATCGATTGATAGTAGATTAACTACAGCCGCCGCCGCGGCAAATGATGCTCTAGGTAGATTAGCACTTAGAGGCAAGAGTTTTGGTCTACAGTTCTTTGGTAGTTTGGGCGCTGGTATTGAATCACTGGCAAATGATATCACTGATGCAGTTGATGCTGCAGTGGGTCGTGCAGGTGGTATGGAACAGTTTGCCGCAGGATTAGCAGAAGACTTTGGAATGGCAGTGGCTGGATTTATTCGCACACTGGGTATTATGTTTGATGGATTTAGAAATACCTTAAATGGTGCAGTAAATGTATTACAAAAGATTATCGTTGGTATATCCAAGATACCAGGTTCAGGCTTTGATGCTACTATTGGTGATGCCAGCACACTTAACGCACAAAAAGCAGCAGCCCAACAAGCACTTGAAGATCAACAAAGATTGTTTGCAGATGCAGATGCAAAAGTGCAGGAACTACGTGGCAAACTTGCAGACCTACCCAGTGGATTATTTGGTAAAAATGATCCCGACAATATTGCAGGACAACTAACGCAAGCAGTATTAGAATCAAATAACTTAGCAGCGAGTCTCACTGCAGCAGGTGAGCAGGTTAAAAACCTGGATAATACATTTGTATTTGAACAACTCGCAACAGATATCACAACTGCCACAGACCAAACTGAGAA